AACGAGGATTATCTCATTATGTCAAGTCAAGTTATCGAAGGTGTGGTGAACTTCTCAAACGTCACCAAACACGACGTGTTCAACGGTCAAGACACTGGCACGTTCAGTATGACCATCACCATGTCAGAGGACGATGCGGCTACACTGGCGGCACAGGGTGTAAAGATCAAGGAGTACGAGGGCAACAAGCAACGCAAGTTTAAGTCCAAGTACACCATCGGTATGTACAACTCCGAAGGTGATCGTTTTGAGGGTGAGGTTCCCTATAACTCCCGTGTACGCCTGAAGTACAAGACAGGCCCAGCACACCCAGTACACGGTACTCCAGTGTATCTGGAAGCTGTCAAGGTGCTGGAGTTAGCAGAGGTGTCAGAAGAAGCTGTGGACTTCTGATGGAGTCTAAATTCCTACACCACGAGGAATGTCCTAAGTGCGGGAGTAGGAACAATGTGGCGGTGTACTCCAATGGGGGCCGCCACTGTTTTTCTGCTGACTGCGATTACCACGTAAACGGTGAAACAGGAGAGGAAACTGAGTTGTCAACACCTAGTAACCTAAACATGGGCGGTGTGGTAGCTGAGATACCAGAGCGTCGTTTGTCTGCCAAGACCACTAGGCACTATCAGGTCACGGTGGAGTACGACGCTAACGGTAAGATCGCTAGGCACTACTACCCGTACTACGATGTAGATACAGGCGAGCTAGTGTCTGCTAAGTCTCGCGTGGTCAAGACCAAGGACTTCCTATCGTCGGGCACAATGTCCAACGTAGGTCTGTTTGGTCAGAAGCAGTGCCGTGGTAGAGGTAAGTTTGTCACGATCACTGAGGGCGAACTGGACGCCATGTCTGTCTACGAGATGTTCGGACAGAAGTACGATGTGGTATCACTCAGGTCAGGCGCTAGTAGTGCAGCAAAGGAGATTAAGGCACAGCTAGAGTGGCTTGAGGGCTACGATAACGTGGTCATCTGTTTTGACCAAGACAAGGCCGGTGAGTTAGCCGTAGAGCAGGTGAAGGATCTCTTTAGCCCTAACAAGCTGAAGATCTGTAAGCTACCACTGAAGGACGCCTCTGAAATGCTCATGGCTAACCGTGTGCAGGAGTTTACACAGGCGTGGTGGGACGCAAAGGTGTACAGACCAGACGGTATCATCGCCGGCGCTGACACATGGGAAGCACTAGTAAACAAACGACAGGTACAGAGCATACCGTACCCGTGGGACGGACTAAATGAAATCACGAGAGGTCATAGACCATACGAATTGGTCACTATCACAAGCGGTAGTGGTATGGGAAAGTCCCAGTTTATCAGAGAACTTGAGTACGATCTGCTCCAACGCACAGACGCCAATATCGGTGTACTTGCACTGGAGGAGGATGTCGCAACAACATCTCTGGGAATTATGTCGGTGGCAGCATCTAGGCGACTCCACTTGGAGGAAGACACGCCTGTTGATGAGCTTAGACCTCACTGGGAAGCAACGATGGGGTCTGGACGTTACTACCTGTTCGATCACTGGGGATCAACGTCTGCCGACGAGCTTCTTTCAAGAGTACGGCACATGGCAAAGGCCTGTGACTGCCGATATATCATCCTCGACCACCTGTCAATCGTGGTTTCTTCTCAAGAGAACGGGGACGAACGGAAAGCTATAGACGAGATTATGACAAAGCTACGTACACTGGTGGCAGAGACAGGGATCACTTTGTTCTTAGTGTCTCACCTGCGACGTAGCTCTGGCACTGCACATGAAGACGGAGGACGCATTAGCTTGCAGGATCTCAGGGGTAGCCAGAGTATTGCACAGCTATCCGATATTGTCATAGGTATGGAGCGCAACCAACAACACGAGGACGAGGACACAAGGAACACTACGACAGTGAGGATACTCAAGAATCGTTATTCAGGTGAAACCGGCCCAGCCTGTTGGCTACGGTACGACAAGTTTACAGGACGCATCCACGAGTGCGCTAACCCTAACCCACCGGAGACTGAGTTTTGAGTAACCTAGTCTTCTGTGACATAGAAACCGACGGGCTAAACCCCAGTGTAATCTGGTGTGCAGTCTGCCGACACAACCTAGAGAGTGAGGTAATATGTAATGAAAAAGATTTCAAGGATTACGTGGCTCGCAAAGCGCCGATTAGCTTCATATTCCACAACGGAATTGGCTTCGACGTTCCTGTTATTGAGCGTATCTGGAACTTTAGTTTTGATAGGAGCAGTGTCGTTGATACACTTGTCCTCTCTAGGTTAGCTGACCCAAGCAGGTCTGGTGGACACTCTCTGCGTAACTGGGGAAACATACTAGGCTTTGCAAAAGGCGACCACGAGGACTGGACTAGGTTATCTCCAGCCATGATCGACTACTGCATACGTGACGTAGAGTTGACTGAGGCGGTGTACAAAAGGCTACGAGTGGAGCTAGACGGTTTCTCACGGGAATCCATTGACCTAGAGCATCAGGTGCAGTGGATCATACAGGGACAGGAGCGCAACGGGTGGCTGTTGGATCAGCGTTTGTGTCACACACTGTGCGCTAGGTTCAAGGAGCGTATGTATGAGATTGAGGAAGAACTCCAGAGGGTGTTCCCGCCTATTGTTGAAGAGAGGTGGTCTGAGAAAACAGGCAAGCGCCTTAAGGATAAGGTTACGGTATTTAACCCCGGTAGCCGTCAACAGGTGGCTGAACGACTTGAAGCTAAGGGTGCGGTATGGTCGGAACTCACGCCGTCCGGTAGACCGCAGGTGGACGAGAGGACGCTGGAAGAGAACAAACACGTACCGGAGGCTGTTTGTGTACTGGAGTACTTACTCTTGCAAAAGCGGTACGCACAAGTCTCCTCGTGGATAGAACACGTACAGGACGACGGTAGAGTACACGGAAGGGTTACAACAAACGGTGCTGTCACCGGACGCATGACGCACCAGAACCCAAACATGGCACAGGTTCCTTCGGTTAACTCACAGTTTGGCAAGGAGTGCCGTGACTGCTGGATTGTACCAGAGGGACGTAAGCTAGTGGGTGTTGACGCTAGTGGACTAGAGCTGCGTATGCTGGCTCACTATATGGGAGACGAGGAGTTTACTGATGTCCTACTTAGAGAAGACATTCACACCAGAAATCAAGTTGCTGCGGGACTTGCAACGCGACCTCAGGCAAAGACTTTCATCTATGCTTTCCTCTACGGAGCAGGAGACGCAAAGATTGGAAGCATCGTCGGAGGAACTGCAGGTGACGGCAGCAAACTTAAGCGGCGCTTTTTACGAAACACACCTGCTCTTGAAACTCTACGAGAACGAGTTGGAGAAGCGTCTAGGAAGGGTCACCTTATCGGACTTGACGGAAGGAAACTCTGGGTCAGATCAGAACATAGTGCACTGAACACGTTACTACAGGCGGCAGGTGCTATCATTATGAAGAAGGCTCTGGTGTTACTGGACGATTACGCAACGCAACACAAGATAGACTACAAGTTTATAGGGAACGTACATGACGAGATACAATCGGAGGTGGCTTCAGAACAAGCAGAGAAATTCGGCTGGCTCGCAGTGGAGTGCATCAAGGCGGCTGGTCTATCATTTCAACTCAGATGCCCACTCGACGGAGAGTACAAAGTTGGATCAACGTGGTCGGAGACACACTGATGAAACTAATGGATCCAAGTAGAGTAGGCGATATAGCAGAGTTTTATGCGGTTACTTGGCTATGGGACAACGGTTACGAAGTTTACCTCAATCCCGGATCAACCGGATTTGTAGATATGGTGGCTTGGAAAGACGGAGAGTGTATCTTAATTGACGTAAAAACACTACACAATAAGCACAAAACGGGACAGATAAAGCACACTAGGACAGAACAACAAGTTAAATACAACGTAAGATTTCTAGGTTTTCACCCTAAGACTCGCAAACTACGATGGATAAACCACAAGGACACAGCATGAACAAACTTTACTCACTGGTAGACGATATCTACAAGGTGGTTTCTGAGAAAACTCCTGCTGACGGTGTTGACCTCTACGATGAGATAGACCGCTTCGGTGAAAACTGTAAGCGTCTGATGACTAACCTGTTCACAGAGAAACGTGACGGACGTAAGCTGCGTATGTCTAACATCGGGCGTGATGATCGTTACCTGTGGAACGTAGTCAACAACCCAGACGTACAGGAGGAGATGACGCCTAACACGTACGTCAAGTTTATGTACGGGCATCTGATCGAAGAGATGCTGTTGTTTCTCACCAGACTATCAGGACACGAGGTTACAGATGAACAGAAACAGTGTGAAGTTGCGGGTGTTACAGGTTCTATGGACTGCAAAATTGATGGGGTTGTCACTGATATTAAAAGTGTCTCGACATTTGGGTTTAAGAAATTCAAGGACGGAAGTCTTGCTTATGATGATCCGTTTGGATACGTTGCTCAAATTAAAGGGTACGCACACTCCGAAGGTGAAACATCGTTTGGTTGGTTAGCTATGGACAAACAGAACGGACACCTGACGTACCTGATGTACGATTCTGAGGACACACAAGCGCCTGTGTACGATAAGATTTCTTACGACATAGAGGAGCACATTGAACGCGTAAAAAAGCTCGTAGAGCAACCGGAAGCACCAGAGCACTGCCACGAAACCGTACCAGATGGCAAAAGTGGAAACATGAAGCTCGCCGTCGGTTGTTCCTACTGTCCCTACAAGCATACCTGCTGGCCCGGAGTAAGAACTTTCCTTTACTCAAGCGGCCCCAGATATTTAACAGAGGTGGTCAATGAGCCGAAGGTCGCGGAAGTCTAAGCTAGGAAACTTCAGGTCGGAGTTTGAAAAAGATGTCGCAAAGCAGTTACAACCATTTGGCTTTAGCTACGAGCCGTTCCAAGTGGACTATATCATCCCACGAAAGTACACACCAGACTTTGTGTACGAGTACCGGGGACGGTCGTACCTCATTGAGTGCAAAGGATACTTTCGTGCAGGAGACACGCAGAAGTATAGAGCGATCTCTAAGTGTCTCCCAAAGACGCAAGAACTCATATTTGTACTGATGAAGCCTAATCAGAAAGTGAGTAAAAGTACCAAACTTACTATGGCAGAATGGTGTGACAAACATGAAATTTTATGGTATAATATAGATACGCTTAAGGAGTTAGTCGATTATGTCTCTGACACTAGAAGAAATTAAGGATCGTTTGTTGCGGTTGTACGACCCTGACGATCTTCTGGAAGCCCTGCAGATCTCCTCTGAAGAATTACTAGACAGATTTGAAGACAAACTTCTGAAAAGGTTAGAAGAGTTTCACGAAGAACTAGAGGAGGAAGAATATGAAGAGCAGTGGTGATAACGAGTGGACTGACTATAAATCCATAGACGATGTACCGCCACAGGAGTGGGATAAGGTGAACAAGAGTAAAACCGCCTACGGAAAACTGTATCACCCCAGTGACGGAAGCAACCCTGTGACACAGCCCGATCACTACAACAAGGGCGCTATCGAAGCTATAGAAGCAATCAAGGCGTCCATGCACCCACAAGAGTACAAGGGATACCTCAAGGGCAACTGCCTGAAGTACCTCTGGAGATACGAGTACAAGAACGGGATAGAGGATCTCAGGAAGGCCAGAGTGTACCTAGACTGGCTCATCAAGGAGGTTGCCGCATGAAGGTCATCGACGGCAAGTTTGGAACAAAGACAGAAGAAAAGGAGATAACCACGGCTGAGTTTCTGGCTGCGTTTGCTGCAAAGGCTACGCTACAGGAGAACGAGGGCAAGAAACCAAAGGTAGTCGTGGTCATGTATGAGGACGGTGAGATGTTTGAAGTAGCGTCCAACGAGCAGTACCCCGATGGAGTGTATATGCTCCTACAGTTAGCGGCACAGGCAATCATAAACGAAACACTAGGAGTAACAGAATAGATGGACGCATACCAACAGTACATACACAAGTCACGGTACGCTAGGTACTTACCTGAGGAGAAGCGTAGGGAGACTTGGGAAGAGACAGTAAACCGATACATCAACTTCTGGGTTGACCGTGGACACCTCAACGACTTTGACGTATCAGAAATATTCGATGCTGTGCACAAGCTGGACGTAATGCCCAGCATGAGGGCGCTGATGACTGCTGGTGAGGCGCTGGAGCGTGACAACGTAGCAGGGTTTAACTGTAGCTATCTGCCTATAGATCACCCTAAGGCGTTTGACGAACTCATGTACGTCCTTCTGTGTGGCACAGGCGTAGGCTTCAGTGTTGAGCGTCAGTACATACAAAAGTTACCAGAAGTAGCGGAGGAGTTCCATGAAACAGATACAGTTATCAATGTTGCAGATTCGAAGATCGGATGGGCGAAATCGTTTAGGGAGTTGGTATCACTGCTGTACACAGGTCAAGTTCCCCGATGGGACGTTAGCAGAGTACGACCTTCAGGTGCCCCGCTCAAAACTTTCGGAGGTCGTGCAAGTGGCCCTGAACCTCTCGTCGAGTTGTTCCGATTCACGGTGGACCTGTTTCG